CCTAATACTTATATGCCAAGAAGAGTAGACAACATACCTAAACAATTATGGCGTGTAGTAGCTTACGATGCAATTGAAGGTAGAATGGTATTCTTTCCAGCATGGCAACCACATGGTGTTGATATAAATATGAACAAAGAAAAAGGTGAAAAGAATTGGAGAATATCTGTATCTTTTAATTTTATACAAACATGAGTTTTAAAAAAAATAAATACCAAGTTATTAGAAATGCTATATCAAAAGAACTAGCTGACATAGCTTATACTTATTTACAAATATCAGCAGAGGCAGATCATTGGATGCTTACGAATCAAGTAACACATGAAAAAAATCCATTGATAGGTAATTTTAAAGATGAACAAGTACCGGGATCTTATGCTAAATATGCAGATAGATTAATGGAAACATTACTTATTAAAACAATACCTGTAATGAAAGCTAAGACAAACTTAGATCTAATACCTACCTATTCTTACACAAGATTATATAGAACAGGTAATATATTAAACAGACATAAGGATAGACCTAGTTGTGAGATATCAACAACACTAAATTTAGGTGGAGATCCATGGCCTATATTTATAGACCCAACAGGAGAAAACAATGTTATTGATGAATATCAAGGTGTTATAAAACCTGATGCACCTAAAGGTGTACAAGTTAATTTAAAACCTGGTGATATGCTTATATATTCTGGTTGTGAGTTAGAACACTGGAGAGAACCTTTCCAAGGCAAGTTATGCGGACAAGTATTCCTACACTATAATCATGCAAATGGACGCTTTGCAAAGTCCAATTTATATGATAAAAGACCTATGTTGGGTATACCCAAAACTCGTTGATTCACAACGCACTTTAATATAATCTAAAGGACATATGTTACAAAAAATAGGATTTCAGCCTGGGTTTAATAAACAAGTTACTTCAACTGGTGGTGAAGGACAATGGAAAGCTGGAGACAATGTTAGATTTAGATATGGTACACCTGAGAAAATAGGTGGTTGGGCACAATTAGGTTCTGTTGATATTACAGGTCGTAACACAGCTATTCATCATTTTATAAATACATCAGGTATTAAGTATGCAGCCTTAGGAACTAATAGAATTTTATACGCATACTCTGGTGGTATTTTTTACGATATACATCCTTTAAAAACTACAACAACTTTAACTAATGCTTTTTCTACAACTAATGGATCAGCTATTGTAACTGTAACTTTTGCATCTGATCATGGTATTGGTGCAGGTGATATTTTATTATTAGATAACTTTACAGCTATCACAGGTTCTAATTTTGTATCTACTAATTTTGATGACAATAAATTTCAAGTTACATCTATACCTACATCAACAACTTTAACGGTAACTATGGCCTCTAATGAAGGTGGTTCTGGAGCAACTACCTCTGGTGGTATTAGAGTAAAACATTATTACCCTGTAGGACCAGCTCAAGAAGTTGCCTCAACAGGTTGGGCTTTAGGACAATGGGGCGGAACACAATCAGGACAATTTACTTCTACTTTAGCTGCAAATATTAATACATCAGTTACAAGTTTAACAATGGCTAGTGCTACATCTTTTCCATCAACAGGAACAATTATTATAGCCTCAGAATTAATTACATACACAGGAAAAAGTGGTAACACATTATCAGGTTTAACTAGAGGAGCATTAGGTACAACTGCTGCATCTCATTCGTCAGGAGTTACAGTTACAGATGCTTCTAAGTTTGCAGGTTGGAACTCAGCTCCATCAGGAGACGTTGTAACTGATCCTGGTTTATGGGCATTAGATAATTTTGGTAATACATTAATTGCATCTATCTTTAATGGAGAAAGTTTTTCTTGGAGTGCTAATGCAACAAACGCTACAAACACAAGAGCAGTAATTATATCAGGAGCACCAACTGCTTCTAGAAATATGTTAGTATCTGCACCCGATCGTCACTTAATATTTTTTGGAACAGAAACAACTATTGGAACTAAATCTTCACAAGACGAAATGTTTATAAGGTTTTCATCTCAAGAAGATATTAATACTTACACACCCACAGCGATTAACACAGCAGGTACACAAAGACTATCTGATGGATCAAGAATAGTAGGAGCTCTTAGAGGTCGTGATGCTACATACATTTGGACTGATACTGCTTTATTTATTATGAGATTTGTTGGACCACCATTTACTTTTTCTTTTCAACAAGTAGGTACAAACTGTGGATTAATAGGTAAGAATGCTTGTGTTGAAGTTGATGGTTCTGCTTATTGGATGTCAGATAATGGTTTCTTTAGATACACAGGTAAACTAGAATCATTACCATGTTTAGTAGAAGATTTTGTTTATGATGATATTAATGTAATACCTAAAGAACACATCAATGCAGGGCTAAACAACTTGTTTGGTGAGGTTATGTGGTTCTACCCTAACTCAGGCTCAGGAATTGTTAATAGAGTTGTAACTTATAATTATTTAGATTCAACATCTGAAAGACCTGTATGGACTACAGGTACATTAGCTAGAACGGCGTGGCAAGATTCTGCTGTATTTGGTAAACCTCATGCATCAGAATATAATTCTAGTGGTACAACACCTTCAACAAGCAAAGACCATGTCATTGGATGTACTGATGGTACATCAACATACTATGAACATGAGACAGGATTAAACCAAGTTAAAGAAGGATCAACTACTGCCATTGCAGCCAACATAGAATCAGGAGATTTTGATATTGGACAATCAGGTGGTTTAATAGGAACAGGTAATGATGGTGAGTACATGATGAAAATTAGAAGAATAATACCAGACTTTTTATCACAAACAGGTGATGCAAGAATTACATTAAACTTAAGAGACTTTCCAAATGATGTTTCTGCAAGTTCTTCGTTAGGACCTTTTACAATAACAAGTGGTACACAGAAAATTGATACACGTGCAAGAGCTAGATCAATATCGTTAAAAGTAGATAATACTAGTACAAGTCAGTTTTGGAGACTTGGTACATTTAGATTAGATATACAACCAGATGGTAGAAGATAATGGCTAGAATAGTACAATCATTAACACAACAAGGTAAAGAGTATGATCAACAATTACAATTGTCTTTTCTTAGAGATATAGATGGTATTGTACAAAAACTTAACACAACGTTTCAACAAGATGTAAAAGATGAAGTAGAAGCGTTTAACTTCTTTTTAGCATAATGGCAAATTCTTTTGTAAATAAAAAAGTAGATTTAACATCGACAAGTGCTACAACATTGTATACAGTTCCGTCTGCTACAACTGGTGTAATAAAGTCTATACTAGTATCAGAAGATTCAGGTAATGCTGACACAATAACAGTTACTATTACTAACACAGCTTCTGCTGTATTTAGTTTATTTAAAACTAAATCTATAGCAGCTAATGGGACTACAGAATTATTAACACAACCTTTAGTATTAGAGGAAAGTGAAGTATTAAAAGTAACAGCAGCTACCGCAAATAGACTACATGTGGTGCTTTCTGCCTTGGAAATTAAACCTAGGGACACGATAACATAGTCTTGATTTACTGGTAAAAAACTAGTAAAGTAATGTACACTCAGGTGAAATTCCTGCCTTAATATATAACAACAGATTAATAACTATGGCTATATCAAGAGCATTAATGAACAGACAATTATACAATATGGGTGGGCCTTCTCAACCTAGACAAATGTATGATATGGGTGGTTCTTCCTTACAAGCAGGAGCACCAGACCTTAGACTTACAGGAGACGTACGACCTACATATACTCAAGGAAGAAAAAATAGAATGGATATGGCTTTTGGTGGTATCGCAGGACTTGATGGCAGAAAAAGATATGGAATAGGTTCTTGGTTTCAAGAAAATATTATGGATCCCATTAAAGATAATCCAGTTACATCTGCAGTTATAGGTGGTGGGTTAATAAATCAATTTGGTTTACCCGGAGGCAGTGATTATGGAAAAAATTTTTTAGGAGAATTATTAGGTAAAGTTACAGGCACACCCGTTGACACTGTTCTTGGTGGAAGAGTAGATGGTCAGTTTAACTTAGGTGATTATTTAAAAGGTGTTGTAAGTCCAGGTAGTACATCAAATGAAATAGATGGTCTTATTGGTGATCAAACTGGTTATGAAGGTGGACCCGTAGGAATAGAGGGAGTAAATTTAAATTATCCTAATATACAAGACTATCTTCCTGAACCACTTAAAAATATACTTAACTCAAATTCAGGTGTTAACACTGCTAACATGACAGAAGCTCAAAGGGGTCAACTTGAATTAGCAAAATATAAAAGAGGAAATTTACAATCAGATTTATATAAAGCAATTGCAGGAGGAACTGCAGCAGGAGCTGCAACAAAATTATTACCAAAAGATAAATTAGCAGCAGACACAACAGGATTAGATATACCAGCTATTGCAGCAGCAGCACAAGGTTCAGACGCAAATGCTAAAACAGCAGGGTTAAGATTTACACCGCAACAAGAGACAAGATTAAATCCAGTTGCAGCAGCTGAAGGCGGAAGAATAGGTTATGGTAATGGGACTCCAGATCCAGTTATTCCAGAAAATTTTTTAAATGATGTTGATAAAATTATAGAAGAATATATGAAA